GAACGCGACCATTACTACTACCAAACGCTTATTGAAATTGGTACACGTGAAATTGAAACTTACGCAAAGCAAGGTAACTTAGATTGGGTTGCTCGTAAACAAGCATCTGCTCAAATGGCATTAAACCGTTTCCAAAATAGTACCTATATCTATGGTATTAGCGGTATGCGTGTTTACGGTACTTTGAATGACCCTAACTTATTGCCGAGCCTAGCAATCAATATTCAAGATATTGAAGGGTTAGCAGCAGACGTTATCTACAACCAAGTGTTCCGCCCGATTTATAATCAGCTCATTAGTCAAACAAAAGGCTTGATTAATGAAGCAACGCCAATGACGTTAGTGTTATCTCCAAAGATGCAAACGTACATGCAAAATACCAACAGCTTCGGTAACTCAGTTTCGGATTTACTTAAAAAGAACTTCCCTAACTTAACGATTGAAATTGTACCTGAATATGGTTATGACGCAGGCGGTGAACATATCCAGTGGTTAGTTAAAGAGTTTAATGGTGTAGAAACAATTGAACTTGGCTTCTCGGAAAAGTTACGTGTTCACGCAATGGAAGTCAAAACGTCTAGCTACTTGCAGAAGCGTTCACAAGGCTCATTTGGTGCTGTAATTCAACAGCCAACTATGGTAAGCTCGGCAATCGTAGGCACAGCATAACAACAACGCCCCACCTAATCAGTGGGGTATCTTTGGAGAGTTTGAAATGGCAACAGTTGTAGTACAGTGTAAATATCCAAATGGCTTGGTTTTGCAATTACGCAATAGCAATAAATTAGTCACTGTAAAGGGCTATTTAAATGCAACGATTGTAGAAAATGGTTTTGGTTTAACCAGTGGCGTTGATGCTGAATTTTGGACGCAATGGTATAGCGAAAATAAAAACTATCCTATTTGCACAAACGGGCTAATCTCAGCACAAGGTTCTATTGATAAATCTGTAAAAGAAGCTCAAAAGAACAATGGTGTTAAATCAGGTCTTGAGCAACAACAAGCACCACAGGAAAAAACAGTATGACAAATGGCGTTGTCGTTCTTGACGTTAACAAATTCCGTGAGATTTATCCCGAATTTGCATCAATGAGTGATTTTCAATTAGAAAACGCATTCTATGAAGCAACGATTCGATTAAACAATACAGAAAAATCACCTGTCAAAGACGTACAACGCCGTGAGTTTTTACTTTACCTTGCAATGGCTCATATCTGCACCTTAAACAAGCAAATCGCAAACGGTAACGGCTCAGTAGGGCGTTTATCATCTGCAACACAAGGGTCTGTTTCTGTGTCGCTTGATTATGGTTCATCTTCATCTGCATCAAAGTGGTGGGAACAAACTTCATACGGTGCTAAATATTGGTCATTGATTAAGCAGTATTTAACCGCTACGATTGTAAGTCTACATGAACAAATGGCAGTAAATCGACATGGCGGTAAAACGTACTGGTAGTTTAAAAAATGGGGTGAAGTTTGGTAATGGTCGACTACGTGTCGGCTTTATCAATTCTGCAACATACCCCGATGGCACAAATGTGGCACAAGTTGCATTTAACAATGAATATGGCACAGATAAAGCACCACCTCGCCCATTCATGCGAAATACAATCGCAGATAAAAAAAAGGATTGGATTGCACTTGTTGCTCCACTTGTTCGGCAAGTTGGTGCAGAAAAAGCCATGTTGCAATTGGGTGAAGTCATCAAAGGCGATCTAGTTTTTACAATTCTCAACTTCACCAATCCACCTAACGCAGAATCCACAGTTAAGAAGAAAGGCTTTGATAAGCCACTTGTTGATACCGCACAAATGTCACGGAGTATAACTTATGAATTTACGAGCGATGGCGAATAGCGTCACTTGCACTGTCAATGCCAATATTCAAGCCACTTTATGCATTAATCAAGGATACACTATCACAGATGATGGAACGCAAATACCATCTTATGAGCGTATTCCCAAGATTGTAGACGTACAAGGCTTAAACACAAACGACCTTGCTCATTTAGGCGACATGGCACAACAAGGGCAGTACAACGCCGTGTATTTAGATGGCATGATAGATGCTCAAATACGCTCATTGGACAAAGGCGAAGATACAATTGAGTTTATTCCACAAGGAGAAACAGAACCTGTAAAATGGCGTGTAGTGCGTGTATTGGAACGATACACCGATTTATGGACTAAGGTAGCGATATGCAGACAATAGACTATGACACGCTGATTTATGCGGATTTACGGCAATACTTATTGGGTCTTGTTGGTGGCAATGTAGTACGAGGCCGTCAGAACAATGCCCCATTGCCTGAAGATGTCACGATGATGCAGTTTCTACGTGATGAAACGGTATCACAAGACTATGACGATGATGGCAATGTAATGCATTTAGTTACTCGGTGCATTCAGCTTGATTTTTTCGGTCAAGGTGCCAATGCGAAAGGTCGTCAAGTGGCGACCATGTGGAAGACAGAATATACAGGAAAACAATTAAAGCAATGTGTTCCGCTTTATTGTGATACATTAAAATCTGTACCATTCATCAATGAAAAAGGTATTTACGAAGAAAGGGCAATTTTAGAGGTTTATCTACAATTTGTTGCACATTATGAGTATAATGTAGATCAAGCAAATGTTTATATCAAGGACATCAAAGCATGGCATTAGCACCGTCTATCCCTGCAAGCCATATTGTTAAGGTAACGCCTAGCGTTATTTCAACAGGCGGCACAGCATATCAACTTAATGGCGCGTATTTTACATCGTCAGCACCTTTCCCAATCAAGCAGTATAATTCTGCATCTGCGGTACTTGCGGACTTTGGAGAAAACTCACAAGCCTATCAATTTGCATCAACTTATTTTGCAGGGATTGGTATTGCAACTAAAACCCCTGATAGTTTATTTATTGTTCGCTTTAATGCAACAGACACAACTTCTAAGTTAATCGGTGGTACCCAAAAGTCTAAATCATTAACCGACTTACAAGCGATTGAAGGCACATTGTCTGTTACGGTGGACGGTACAGAAAAAAGTGCAGAAATCAATCTAACTGATGTTACGTCATGGTCGGGTGCAGCCGAGCAATTAACAACTGATCTAGGTTGTGCAGTTACATTCGATACGCAATTACAGTCATTTATTGTTACGTCTGTTAAAACAGGTAAAGATGCTTCTATTTCGTATGCAACAGGTACAGCTTCTGACGCTCTAGGATTATCTAGTAACGGTGGTGCATCGTTAGACAATACAAACACAGCAGATACCGCTACAAGTGCATTTACACGCCTAAAAGCATTTACCTTAAACTTTGGTGGTGCAACACATGACGATAGCTTATCAATTGATGTTGTAAAGCAGTTTTTAATCTACAACTCAGCACAAAACCACAAATGTTGGTTTGTTGCTCATGCAAAAGAAGCAAACGCCCTAATTTCAAACAATGAGAACTGCTTAGGTGCGTGGGTTGAACAAAACAACGTATCTGATTCAACATTGATTTACGGTGATCAAATCCGTGCTTCAATCTTGCTTAGTGCAATGGCATCACAAGACTTTAGCCGTGAAAATGGACGAATGACGCTAGATTTCCGTTATTCAAATTCTGCGGTATCCGCCGATATTACAAGTGAAGATGATGCAAACGCTTTAGAAAGTAACGGCTATACCTATTATGGTGCTTTTGCTACACGTTCAGGTGATCGCCTTACATTCTTGCGTAACGTGCGTGTAAGCGGTGATTATGCTTGGGCTGATACGTTCTTATGTCAATTGCGTCTAAATGGTCAATTAGAAAGTGCAATCTTACAAGGATTATATGGAACGAATGTTGTATCATACAACGCACAAGGTAAAGCAAAAGCACGTGCAGTTTGTCTAGACCCAATTAACGAAACGATCAATTTCGGTGGTATTCAAACAGGTATCACATTAAGCGAAACGCAGAAAGCTAAAGTGAATAGCTTAACTTCTCGTTTTGATGTTGCATCACAGCTTTATACGAACGGCTATGTATTAATTATTGAAGATGCAAGCTCTCAAGTACGTGGCGAACGTGGGTCATTCCCGATCACTCTTGTCTATACAGACGGTGGTTCAGTTCAGACAATTAACATTGCATCAATGGCGGTACTATAAGATGGCTTTTAACTCTAAGAACTTAAGTAACCATAATTCAATCTTGCGTGTAAAATACGCAGGCATCTATGACGATTGGGTGACAATTCGTGGATTCCAAGCGGATAACCGTACGACACAAGATAGTACACAGCTTGCAGAAACAATCGCAGGGGTTGACGGTCATGCTTCACATGGTTACACCTACAACTTGGCAGCATTCAATGTTTACATGATGCCTGATAGTCCATCACTTGCTGTATTTCGTAACATTGCACGAGATTACAAAAAGAATGGTCGGACACAAGCAGTACAATTTCAACAGGTGAATACCGAGCTAGGTCGTTCTGCTGAGTTTGAAGGTGTAATGACAAATGCTCCACTCGGCTCAGGTGGTGGTAAACTGTTTGCAGGCGAGCAATATACATTCTCAATCGACCCAGTAGTAGAGGAAGAAATCTAATGGCATTAAAAACAAAACGAGTGACGTTACAGCCTAAACAAATTGAAATTACGGACAAAGACGGCAAAGTAACAGGTACAAAAGAAAAGCGTAACCGCGATACAGGTAAGTCTTACCTAATCACGGAAATGCCTGTGCTACAAGCTGATCATTGGGCGAACCGTGTATTAGGATATATAGCAAAAGGTGGTCTTGATGTACGCGGATTGAATTTAAGTAACGGATTAGATACAACATCAATGGGTGGAATTTTACAGCTTGCCAATCTTCTTATTCAGGGGTTTGGCAACATACACCCACAAATACGTCAAGAACTGCTAGATGAGCTTTTATATAAAACCGTTAAGTTTATTCCAAGTGGTGGTGAGCCTCGCACATTAGATATTGAAGACGCAGGCGACATTGCAGAGGGTTCGACTTTATGGTTTTTGCGTAAAGAAGCAATTAACTTGCACATTGATTTTTTCGCACAAGACGAGTCTTAGAGCCTGATCGTACAGACATTCGTCAAATCCGTGAGGGTGTCTTATTAAACACGCTTAACGTAACAGACTATGTATATCAAGCCCTACTTTCAGGGCTTGTTTCATATGTAGACCTAGATAAGCTAAGTTTTGAGGACATTCTCAACGTGATAGAAATTGATCAAGTAAAACGCAGAAATGAGAACGCCATCAGGGAGTTAATGAAAGATGAGTGATAATCCAAATGTGGTGGAAACCCTAGAGGTTGATGTCAAGCTCAATGGTGCTGAAGCTTTCCAAAAGCGTATTGAATATCTTGAATGGCGTGTAAATGACTATGCAGAAGCCCTAAAAACTGCTGACGAGGATTTAGAAAAGCTAGAAAAATCCCAAGACAAAACCAAGAAGTCTGGAACTGAACTAGAAAAGAATGTACAAGGTTTAATTAAAGGTTTTGGTAAATGGTTCGGTGCTTTAGCAGGTGCAACAGGGCTAACAAAACTTGTTGACGATGTCGCAAAAGCCAATGACCAACTTGGGTTTATGGAAAAACAACTCAATACCAATACAACAACACTTAAAGCATGGCAAGGGGCAGTAACCGCAGGCGGTGGCTCAGTTCAAGGCTTAAATCAATCATTTAAAGCACTGTCACAAGGCGCACAAGACTTTGTCACAACAGGCAATAGTGCAATGCTTCCTACGTTAAATGCGT